GTGTTGCTTGGTGCGCGCTGAGTAGCGCGCACCAATTCGCTCGCCGTATTCGTAGAACGCGAGCCAGAACGCGTCCATGCCGCCGATCATGTAGGAAGCCTGGAACAGATCCTGGTCCCCGAGCTGGCCCCAGAGCTGGTCCCTGAGCTGGCCCCTGAGCTGGCCCCAGAGCTGGTCCCCGAGCTGGCCCCCGAGCTGGTCCCCGAGCTGGCCCCAGAGCTGGCCCCTGAGACGCACCTCGAGAACCTGGCGCTGATTGTCGGAGAGCTTGTCCTTCAGCAGCGTGTTGAGAATGCCGCGCGCGACAAGACAGGCCATGGGAGACGAGAGCACGATCACTGCGGTCGGCGCGCGCTCCTCGCCGGCGCGATAAAGATCGCGCACCGCGCTCCGCGCGGCATCAGCATGGAGGGGCGCAGTCGACAAACCAATCGAGCGCCACTGTTCGCGGAAAGCAGGCAGCGCCGCCGCCTGCTCCTCCGTCATCTTTTCGATGCGCTTGACCATGCTCAGTCCGCCACCACGCGTTCTTCGGCGCCGGCGCTCTCGACCTGGCGGCCGATCAGGTAACGGCCCTCAGGCACGCGGATGCTGTCGTGCTCCTCATGGCTGACGACCATCGGCCCGCTCTCGACGATCAGAACGCCGATCGTGAGGTTCGAGCGCGTGAGGATGCCGCGGCTCTGCATCTGCGCCGCAACGTTCGGATCGCGGTAGAGACGCGCGGTCGGCGCCGGCGCCTTTTTGCCGCCCAGCGCCTTGCGCAGGCTGGTATCGCGCACGTTCAGTACGGGGTCCGCGGCAACCTGTGCCGGCCGAAACTGCCGCGAGCGCACGAGGTCGATCGCGTGGTGGTGCCCGCTGACCTCGCCCTCCTGCAGGATCAGCCGGCCGTCGACCGGCTTGATCTCGTCGTGCGTCGAGATCGTGATCCCATCCGGAATGGGGATGATCGAAACGTCGCCCTGGAACGCCTGGCCGAGCTTCGGATCGAAGTCGATAGCCTTCATGGTGCTTCTCTCTGGTTAGATGACGCGCGTGACAGATCGAGCCGAACCGCAAGGCGTCGTCCGGAATGGCTCAACGAGTAGTGAGGTCCGCGCAGCGCTGGCCGCACGCTCGGCATTTGCCGATACCAAATTTCAATCAGACCATCGCGCCAGAGCGGAATTGCGAGCTTGCGCAGCGGCCTGCCGAGCGACACGAAGCGCAGCCCCGCGCCCTGGTGGCGCGCCAGGAATTTGATGATGCCGAGCTCGCGCGGAGTCAGCCTGCGACGTGGAGCGTCGTCGGTCACGACGCCTCCGCAGTCGCAGGTGCCTCGTCGTCGAACGGCACGTCCTCGCCGCTGGAGCTCTCGTCGGCCTTCTGCGCTGCCGTCTTGAGCGCGTCGAGCTCGCCGGCCAGGCGCACGCGCGCGGCCTTGCCGATCTTCTTCCACCATGCCTCGAGCGCGGCCTTGCCGTTCGTTGCTTCGCGCCGCCCCTCGTCGAGCAGATCGTTTTCAGCAGGCGCAGCCGGCGCGTCACCGCCGCGTGCCCAGGTCGCGAGCGCCCGGCCGATATTCTCGTCGAGCGGCTTGCTCTCGGCGAAGATGCCCCGGAACTGTTCGGGCAGCTTGATCATCTGCTTCTCGCCGACGAAGCCGCTCGCCCAGGTCGGCACGCCTTTCGCGCCAGGCAGCAGCAGCGCGTTCACCGTCTGCTCGAACACGAACTCCTCGCCGGCGATCGGCATGTAGCCCTGCGGCACGACTTCGGTTTTGCCTTTGTCGTTTTTGACTGGCTTGGCGGTGTTCTTCGCGCGGAAACAGAAGATGAAATTCGCCTCCATCTGCAGGATGCCGTTGATCAGCCGCCGGCGCGCCTGCTTCGGCTTCTGCCAGGCCAGCATGTTCACGCGCTCACGCTTCGCCCAGTCGTCGCCGGCGAGGCGATCGAGTTCCTTGAGGTGGAAGTCAAGCAGACCGCCGGGGCCCTCGTGCTCGTGCGACATGGAGTCGACGAGGATCACCTTCGCGCCCATCTTCGTGCAGTGATCGAGCGCGGCGAGATAGTCGAGCGAGCCGAACGGAGCGCGGAACGGCATGTGCTTGAACTTGAACATGTCGGCGTAGTGCAGCATCCGGCGCGCCTCGGTATCGATGCCGTAGATGTCGCCGCCGGTAACCTCCTGGATGCCCTTCGCCAGGCGCAGCGCGCTGTAGGTCTTGCCGCCGTTCGACGGGCCCGAAAGCCCGACGAGCAGCGGCACGGTGCTGCGGACAGCGTCGGTGGCGTCAAAGGTTCGTGCGTTGGTTGGTGCGTTCATAGTCGGTGATCCTTGGTTGGTGATGGTCAGGCGGTGAGAGTGCTTGTCGGTGGCTAGGTCGGCTTCCTCCACGCGGTGACGGTGACGGCGAGCTCGCGATCGTGTTTTGCATTGCGCCAGCCGTTGGCTGTGCGCGTGACGTCGAAGGGGAGCGGGTAGGTGCCCTGGGCGGTGGTGACCACGACGCGCACCAGCTCGCCGATCCTGGGCAGCGCGTCCTGGACGCGCGTCCACCGCATCTGCTGCCAGGGGAGGGTTGCGGGCCTAGCGCTTGGCATTGCGACCACCCTTGAGCTTCACGCGCGAGGCGAGGCGCTTGTCGATGCGGCGCGCCACTTTGAGAACATTCGGCAGCGCGTAGAACGCGGCCAGGGTGTTCGAGCAGTGCAGGATTCGGTTGATCGCCTTGAGCTCGTCGCGGATGTCCATGAGGACGGCGAGCTGGGCGCCGTCCATCGTGATGTTGGTTTCGCCGCTGTTCCAGTCGCGGTCTTTGTTGCGCGCCACGTCAGCCGCCCATGATGTGGTCGGCGGCGGGCACCTTCATCGGCTGCGCGCGGACCTTGCGGCTTTCCTCGTGATCGATCTCGCGACCGAGGAAGCGGGTTTCGACCCAGGCGGGGATTTCGGGCCGGAGGATGCTGTCGCCGTAGCCGGGCCAGTGCTCGAGGCCTGGGCCGGCATCGAGGCACTCGCGCCAACGGTCGTCGGCCATGGCGAGCATCTTGCGGCCGATCGTCATGTCGGCCTCGGTCAGGTCCGACACGGTGAGCACGTAGGGATAGTCGGTTTCCTGGCAGAGGTACCGATAACGACGGCGGCCGGCGAGGTTGCGATCGAGCGAGTTGAGCCCGCGCTCGGTCATCGCGGCCGCCATGCACCAGCCTTCCTTGACGAGCTTGTCCGACACCGCGTGCGGCGCCGCCGATGCCTCGGTAGTTTTCACGTCCCACACGACGCGACCGTGCTTCGGCATCCAGTCGATCAGGCGCCGGTACCAATAGCCGCCCTTTTCCGACCAGGCGATCATCAGCTCGCCCGTGCCCGCGCCCTGCTGCCAATCGGCAATCAGCGGCTTGTCGTCGTCGTCCTTCATCGAGGCGAGATAGTCGAGACACGCCTCGGTCATTTCGCGCGCTCGTTCGTTCTGCTCCTCGAGGATCGGCACTTTGCCAGCCGCGATCGCGGCGTCGCGGAACGCCTTCGCGTCCTTCGTCGTCCAGTTGGCGAACGGCGCGACCGCGAGCTCTTTGCCAGCTTTGAGCAGGATCGCGTGGAACGCATTCCCCATCGCGAACTTTTTGTGCTCGCTCGGCTCCCAGCGTGGATTAAGGCGAGGGTGGTTCGCCCACACGTGCCGCGGCGACTTGTCGAACATCATCTGCGCCAGCGACGCGGTGAGCGATGGCGTCGGCGCGGGGTCGGCGTGATACGCCTTGACCGGAAAGTCCGGATAGAAGCCCGGCGCCGTGATGCGATCAGACATAGCGGTTCTCCTTGAGGAAGTTGTGCGTGCCGTGGCGCACGGAATCGGCGACGTTGCTGGCGCGGGTGCCCCAACGCAGGTTGGTCAGGCGGTTGTTCGAAGCGTCGCCGTCATCGTGGCAGCCCTCTTCGCCCGCAGGCGCGGGGCCGACGAACGCGGTGAGCACGAGCTGGTGAACGTAGACGCTGTTGCCGCGGCCGAGCGTGACGACCATGTGGCCGCTGGCGTTTGCGCATGGCGCGAGGACCCGGCCGCGATGCCGGCGATAGATGTCCTCACCATCACGCCCTCGGAGCGTGAGCACGCGATCAAGGCTGCGCACGCGGCCGTGGTTCGATACCTCGTAGCCAGGATGGCCGACCGCCGGGCGCCATTGCTCGCCGGACGCCAGATTCCCAATGATGTCTGCGGCGATGTCGCCGATCGAGCGGAAGGTCACGACTGTTCGTCCTCGCGCGGACGCGTGAGGAACTGCGGCACCGGCGCGCCGTCGTCGCCGGGCTGGTCGAGGTCCTCGGCACCTTCGCGCCCGCGTGGTGGCTCGGGCTGCTCGCCCATCGCGGCGGCGTTCACGCGTGCCCGTTCGGCCGACTCGACGATTGTCGCCGACACAGTGCGCAGCACCGTCTCAGCCTCGAGCGCGCGAACCGCAAAGCCGTCACGCTTCGCCTCGGCGACGTCGAGCTCGTGCTGCAGGGCGGAAATCCGCGCGTCTCGTTGCGCCAGGTCGACGCGGTATCGCGCTGTCTGCTGCGCGAGCACCTCGGCCTGCGCGTGCTTCAGGTTCTCGACCTCCTGGTCGTGGTTTTGCGTCTCGGTCGCGAGCTGGTGCTCGAGCTGCTCGATGCGATGCTCGAACTCATTGCGCTCCCGCTCGATGCGCGCCGCGTTCTCGAAATACGCCGCGGTGTCCGGCGAGACATTGTCGAGAACCGACGGCGCCGGCCGCGGCTCCCTGCGTAGGCTGCTGAGCATGCTCACGTGCGTCCTCCCTGTTGCTGTGGTGGTGTTGAGCCGTTGCAGTGCGCGAGCACCGACCAGGCTTGGGCGATGGCGGCGCACTTGCGATCGACCGCTGCGGCATGCGCCTGGTCGTCGGGACCATCGAGGTCGACGTCGGCGGCGGCATTGAGCAGGGCGAGCATCGCGACGTAGAGGGCCGCGATCGTGTGAGCCTGCTTCGAGATCAGCCGCTCGCGCTCGGCAGCGCGCAGCTTGAGCGTCTCGTTCTCACGGCTCAGCGCCGCGATCTTGTGCGCGTCCGACCAGTCGACGACGCTCACGACGCGCCTCCCTGGATGACGGAGAACGGCTTGTGCTCGACGGTGCGCACCGGTTCGGCCGCCCGCGCATCGTCAGCAGCGCCGAGCTCGTTCAGCAGGGCAAACCACACCGGCGTGCACGCCAGGCCGTGCTGGCTGAGGATGCCCATCGCGCGGTCGAGGCCGCGCGTGTAGCCGATGCCGCGCGCGATCGAGACCATCCGCTGCTGGTGCTCAAGGCGCATCTGTTCGAGCGTTTCGCCGACGATGCTCATTGCGCACCTCCGCCGAGGATCGCCTGGCGGATCGAGCCGTCGGGACGGAAGGCGATGCGACCGTCACCGGCGGCGAGGGTGATCTCGTCGCGCGCGCCCTTCGACGCGACGACGTGGCCGATGCCCAGGTGCTTGAGCGCGGCGGTGATGATCTCGATCTTCTGCTCGCGGGTGATGCGGGCTGCGGCGGGCTGGCGGCGGTTGGCGGTCATCGGTCGCTCCGTTCAGGATGCGACGATTATGCAGAACGCATAGTCCATGTCAATGCAAAACGCATAGTCAGCCACCGTAACCTCGCGAGGTGGGAGGGTGGCAATGCATAAGAGCTTGATTTTACTTGTGGGCTTGGCCTTGGCGGGTTGCGTCACCAACCAGACGCCGCCAGAGCCTGAGGCACCGCTGACGCTCGCGCAGTGGTGCAAGCGCGGCTGGGTGGTGCTTGGCTATCGATCTCTCGATCCGGCCCAAAAAGCTGGACTGCTGGAGCTTATGAGAAATCGAGGGTGTATGAATCCGGACGGCGGCCTTAACGCGGCACCATCGACTTGACCTTCGCGGCCCACTCGACCGCTACGTCGAGAATCGGGCCTTCGGTCTGCGACAGCAGGTGAAATAACCCGCGCGATCGGCTCCGCTGGATCTTCTTCACCAGGATTCGGCCGTCCTCCAGGCCCACGACGCAGAGCTTGCCGATCAGGTCGTGCGTTACCGGCCGGTGCACGTCGTCGTAGAAGATCAGCCAGCGATCAAAGAACGAACCGAGGCTTTCCCCACGGATTTCCACAGCCACGGTCGATTCGGTGGCGTCCTCGGGCGCGGTGACGCGATCGATCTCGCCCTGGTCGCCGAAAAAATGCGTGGTCGCACCGGCACTTACGTAGCCCACGAGCGGCACGGTACGCTCGACCGGCGCTTGCTCGCGCCGGTTTTTCTGCCCTCGGCCGGTCATCAGCCATTCCAGCGCCACGCCGAACCGCTTCGCATACTCCGGTGCCCTGGCCCTGAAGCCGCGCGAGCCGTTTTCGTGCCCTAAATACGTGGGTTCTGGGATGCCGAGCGCCCGCGCGGCTTCTGACGCGTCGTCATATCCAGCGGCCTTTCGGGCCTGCTGTAGCCGCTCATAAGGTTCCGACATAGAATGCATTTCGCATAGCCTGTTATGCAAGAGGCATTGACAGGAACTATGCGTTTCGCATAGTCAGGGCCGTTCTCACCGGAGCGGCCCGAATGGCACCCACCAAAATCAAGCGCCTGCGCAACGACCTTGGCGAAAGCCAGGAGACGTTCGGCAAACGGTTCGGGGTCGACCAGAGCACGATCCAGCGATGGGAGACAAAGGGCCTGCCGACGCGAGGCGCCACCAGGATCGCCGTTTCGCGCATGTTGTTGGAATTGCGGGAGGAAGTCCCGGCGAGGGCGGCATGAACGCCGTTCTGTACATCCGCACGCAGGTGCTGCGCGTCAGCCAGGCCGAGTTCGCCAGAATCGCCGGTGTTGCGTCGCAGGGCACGATCTCCAAGTGGGAATCCGACCCGCACGACGGGCCGTCGTTGCGCGAGCTCGCCCGCATTCGGGCCGAGGTTCTACGGCGCAAGCTCCGCTGGCGTGACGCCTGGCTGTTCGAGCCACCGCAGGCGGAGGCCGCCTGATGCGTCACAGCACGCCGAGCCAGCGCAGCAGCGCGATTACCGACACCACGGCGCACGCGACCGCGAAGCCGATGACGGTGTCGCGGCCGCGGCGCTCAAGGTTCATCGCTTCCACCATTTCCTCAGCTTTGCCGCGGGTCGCTCCCGGCGAAGGGGCGACGCCGCTCGGGCAGTTTGTCGTGAGTCTGCTCGGGCGTCTCGCTCTGTTGTTCCTCCCCGCGCAACTGCGCCGGCGTGTGCCTTCCCGGGCGCGCGTCGGCGGCTTGTTCATGGCTCGCACCGTGAACACTAGCGTCGAGAGGAAAGCATGCGCGTGCACAAAACAGGATCATTTCAGCACTGGGGAGTCAGCGGCATGAGTACCGCCGCCACAATCGAGAGCGCGCGCAATCTTGCGCGATCGCTCGAACAACGAGAGCGCAGTCGCGCCGGTACCCTCGAGGCGGCCCGAGGGTCATTGGCGCGACGAGCGGGCGTAGCACCGAGCACCTGGCGCAATCTCGCGCTTGGGCGCCTCAAGCGGGTCGACGCGTGGTTCCGCGATCGTCTGCAGGCGCTGCTCATTCGCGAACTAGAGGCCGAGATCGCGAGGCTAACCCATGAGTTGGAAGTCGCTCGCCAGGGCGGCGATCACCTTGCTTCGCAGCATGTCTGCGAGATTGAGGCGCACCTTGCGGCGGCGCGCTCGATCCTGACCGGGCAGGGGACGTGACGCGATGGGCAGGCTGAGCATCGCCTTCACCCGCTGCCCCACCTTCACGTCGTCGGCTCAGCTGATCGCGCACTACGCCAATATCCGGCGCGGCTTTGCTCAGCACGTCGAGCCTCCGCCACCGGAGCCGAAGCGCGCGCCTGCGACCACGCGCTGGCCAGTGACGCCGCAGATCCCGAGCTCGGTCGCCATGGAGCCGCTCGCGATCGACGCGGCGCCGTCGCCACCGCCCGAGCCGATCCTGATCGACACCGAGCGGCTGATCCGCCAGGCGCAGGAGGTGCATCAGCGGGTCAAGGTGCGCGGCATCCCCGCGAACATCACGGCGAAGCCGCTGATGGTGGTCAGCGCGGACCTGCTTACGCGCACGGTCGCTGGCTACTACAGCCGCTCGGCCGCCGACTTGCGGGGACCATCGAGACTGGCCGTCGACGTGCTGCCGCGCCAGGTCGCGATGTACCTGCTGCGCACCCTCACGGTGCGCTCGATGCCTCAGATCGGCCGAATGTTCGGCGGCCGCGACCACACCACAGCACTACACGGCGTCAACAAGATCGCACGCGTGCTCGAGCACAGCGAGCGGCTGCACGACGACCTGATCGCTATCACGATGCGGCTCCTCGACCGAGGCGCCACGATCGTGCCAACCCCGGAGGACGAGCAGCATGACGCGAAAATCAGGGACCGCGACGCGGAGCGGGCGAGGGCAGCGCAACGGGCCCAAGACCAAGACCTCACCCAAGACCACGGCGAAGGTGCAGCCGCAGACGACGTCGGCGCCGATCCTGACGACCGAGGCTCTCAACGACGGCCAGCTGCAGGTGCTGTTCTTCCAGCACAAGCGCAAGATCACTGAGCTCGTCGCGACGCGCCAGGTCGCCCGCGACGAGGCGAAGCGCATTACCAAGCTGATCGGCGAGTCCTATGCGCTCGCGGAAGCCGAGGGCATCGCTCGCGAGGAGATCGAGCTCGCGATGGAGCTCACGACCGACGTCGGCCGTCAGAAAATGGAGCAGCTCCGGACGCGCCAGGAGCGCGTTGCGAAGTGGCTCGGCGAGCCGATCGGCGCGCAGTCCGACCTGGTCAGCAACGCGCACCACGAGGCCGGCAAGCGCGCTGCCCTCAACGACGAGATCGCGCGCCCGCCGGCGCACCTGCACGTGCGCGACCAGCAGGCTTGGCTCGAGGGCCACGCCGAGGGCGTCACGATGACGAACGAGCTGCGCGCCGGTGGCTTCAAAGCGCTAGGCGACCAGCCAACCACCGCCGCGCATCACTGAAACCCCGTGCGGGTGCCGAATGGCGAAAGAACGCAGAATCTTGTGGGCCTTCGACGTCGGCACCCTCACGGGCTGGGCCGCCGGTGAGCTCAGCGATCGCGTGCCGCAATCCGGCTCATGGAAGCTGCGCGGCCGCGCCGAGCACCGCGCGATCGGCAACTCCAACCTGATCGCGATCCTCAACGACCTCTGGATGGAAGAAAAGCCGCTGATGGTGGTGAAGGAAGCGCCGATCGAGATCGACGGCCAGACGCGGCTCGGCAACGGCGCGCACGGCATCCGCACGACGCTGTCGCTCCACGACCACATCGAGTCGATGTGCGTGCGCCACGGCGTGCCGTTCGAGAACGCGCCGGCGGGCGCTGTTCGCAAGCATTTCATCGGGCACGGCAACCTCGAGCGCGACGAAGCGAAGCGCCGCGTGCTCGCGCGCTGCAAGCTGCTCGGCATGGTGCCGCGCGACTGCGAGGACCTCGACCGCGCCGAGGCCTGCGCGGTGTTCGATTACGCGACCGCGACAGCCAATGCGAAGAAGCGGCTGCACGGCAACGAACTTTATCTTTTTGGGGAGGTCGCGCGATGAAGTGCCCGTGCTGCGATCGCCCACTCGATCCTCAAGGCGACCTCGTCGTCTCGCTCGAAACCAACACCGTGACGTTCCGCGGAATAGCGAAGCGGCTGCAGCCGCGGCGCATCGAGGTGCTCAAGGTGCTGGCGGATTCGATGCCGCGCGCGGTCACAGCCGAAGCCCTGATCAGCAAGGTGTTCGGCCTCGACGAGCCTGACAACGCCAGGAACGCGATCGCCGTGCACATCAGCCTGCTGCGCAAGGATCTGCTGCCGCTCGGGCTCACGATCCTCACTTACCAGAAACGCAGTTACATCCTGTCGACGTGGTCGGCGGTCGCGATCGACGCGGTGCGGAGGGTCGCATGACGACACGCCGCACACTTCCCGATCGACGCCACTGCGAGACGTTCAAGCTCCCGCACGGTCCGAAGAACCGGACCATGCACGTCACCGTGGGCTACTACGATCGCGCAGGCGCCGAGCCGGGTGAGATCTTCATCGCCGGCAGCAAGTCCGGCCAGGACTTCGAAGCGGTGTGCCGCGACAGCGCGGTGCTGCTCAGCCTCTGCCTGCAGCACGGCGTGCCGCTCGAGGTGATCCGCGGTGCCGTCACGCGCAACGAGGACAGCACGCCGTCGACGATCGTCGGCGCAGTCGTTGACCGGCTGGGGGCGCGATGAACTTCCACAGCGGCGAGCTCGCCGGCGCACCGATTCACAGCATCGAAGTCGAGCAGCAGCTGCTCGGCGCGATCCTGATGAACAACCAGGCCTACGGCGCCGTTGCCGGCCTGATCGGCGCCGACCACTTTTTTGAGCCCGCGCACCAGCAGATTTTCCGCGTGGCGAGCGAGGAGATTGTCGCCGGCCGCGTCGCCACGCCGGTGACCCTCAAGGCGATGCTGCCCGACGTCGAGATTCACGGCATGCCGGTCGGCCGCTATCTCGCCGCCCTGGCCGCCAACTCGACGACGATCATCAACGCGCCGGACTTCGCGAAGTACGTCTTCGAATTTTGGCAGCTGCGCCAGCTCTCACAAATCGGCGCCACGGCCTCGAGGCCTGGCCTGTCGCCGACGCAGTCGCTGGCGGCCGCCTGGGCCCAGCTCGACGCGTTGCGCTCCGAAGGCAGCAACGACCCGGCGCAGCACAACACGATCGGCGGCTTCGCGCGGATCCTGGCCGAGGAGATCTCGGCGCCCCCCTCGGCCGACCAGATCGTGCCGTCGACCGGGTTCACCGACCTCGACAAGTTCATCGGTGGCGGCTACCGGCCAGGTCGCCTTTACCTGGCGGCTGGACGGCCGGGCATGGGCAAGACGGTGTTCGGGATCGCATCGGCGCGCCGTGTCGCGCTCAAGGGCTTCGGCGTCGCGTTCTTCTCGCTCGAGATCGACGGCAAAGAAATGAGCGCCCGCACGATCGCCTCGCACATGGCGCTCGGCAGCACCAAGGTCGACTACTCGGCGATCCTGGCGAACAAGCTCTCAGAGCACGAACGATCATGCGTTCTCGACGCGTCGGCGCGGATGGATGCGCTGCCGATGGAAGTCGACGTGACGGGCGGCTTGTCCATGTTCGAGATCGAGTCGCGCTCTCGCGTCTACGTCGAGCGCTGGCGCCGGCGTGGCATCGCGCCTGGCTTGATCGTCATCGACTACATGGGCCTGGTGAAGGCTTCGGACCGCTACCGCGGCCACAAGGTGCACGAGCAAGGCGAGATCGCGTGGGCGGGCAAGCAGCTCGCCAAGAAGCTCGGCGTCGGCGTGCTCATGCTCGCGCAGCTCAACCGCAACGTCGAAAGTCGCGACGATAAGCGACCGCAGATGTCGGACCTGCGCGACAGCGGCAACATCGAGGAGCACGCCGACGTCGTCATGCTGCTCTTTCGGCCGGCGTACTACGACGATCGCGACCCATCAGTGCGAGACGGCGATCCGGTCGCGGTTCAGCGCGCCGACCACCGCAAGAGCGACCTAGTCGTCGACCTCGGCAAGAACCGCCTGGGCCCGACGATCGGCGTGACACTCTGGTGCAGCGTCGGGCACTGCGCCGTCGACAACGCCAGGGCGGCGTACTGATGGCGCAGCTCCCGTACATGCCCCTATGGGTCGCCGAATTTCTTGCCGACACGCAGAAGCTCGATGATCGCGCCTCCTGGGCGTACATCGCGATCTGCATGGACTACTGGCTCAATGGTGAGCCACCCCGCGACGACGACGCCGAGCTCGCTCGCATCGCTCGACAACCGCTGTCCGTCTGGCGTCGCATACGCCCGACCGTCGAGCGGTTCTTCGACTGCGACGAGAACGGCTTCGTCTCGTGGCGCCACGGGCGCGTCGAGGCCGAGCTGATCAAGGCCAAGGCGAAGTCCGAGAAGCGGGCCGAGGCGGGCCGCGCCGGGGGCCAAGCCTCCCGGGCGAGGGCGCGGGGGTCGCCACCGCCAGCCCAAGCAAATGCTGGGGCAATTGCTCCACGTTTGCTCAAGCAGTCAGAGTCAGAGTCAGAATCAAAATCGATCGGTCGATTGGATTCGGTACCGCGCGCGAGGAGCGATGGCGACGACCTCGTCGACCGACTCGTCGCTGCAGCAGGCGGGAACGTCGTCAACGGCTCGACCGGCATCGAGGTCGTGCGTCCGATCCTCGATCTGCAGGCCATGGGCTGCGACCTGGAGCTCGACATCCTGCCGGCGATCAAGGAGACGGTGCCGAAGCTGGACGCGCCCTTGCGGACCTGGGGCGCCCGGTTCGTGCGGGACGCCGTGCTGGCCAAGCAGGCGGCGCGGTTGCGCGGGCGGGGCGGCGGGGCGGCGGCCAAGACCGACCCCTACGCGAAGGACGAGGCCATGTGGGGCGGGTGGTGGAAGCGCTGGACCGCCAGCGGGTACTGGCACGCCGATTGGGGCGCGCGCCCCGACTGCCTCGGCTGCAGGATCCCGCAACACCTTCGCGATCAGTGGGGCGGCGGTGCTAAGACCTGATCGCTATATGCCGATTCGGCGTGCGCGATCAGGGACATGTACGGCACCGGATGGACTGCGGAGCGGGTCAAGGCGCGCCTGGTGGTCGCCTTTGCGCGGCTCCCCGGCAGTCCGGTCTATTCCGCGGCGACTTGGACCCTTGAACCCGCTGACCCGGCGCTCCCGGTCGACGGCGCGCTGCTGATCACCGCAACAGGCCTCTACCTCGGCTTTCGCTCAGACGCCCGACTGTGCCTGCTGGCGTGGGCCAGGGCGCGCTCGACGGGCCGGGGCGGTGTGATGACGCTCTGCCAGGATATGGGCCGCCCGCGCGCTTCGCTGTACCGCTGCGTCGCCAAAGCCGCGGTCAGTGTGGCGGCCGGGCTTAATCACCGGGCAGCGGACGAGAAAATCGCCGCTTGCGGGTGAGACACTTCGGACGGCTGCATGTGTTTTCCACATTTTCGGAGGAGCTATGGCGCAGCCCAGAAAGGCCGTCTCCCGCTACAACATGCTCGGCGCCGTTCACGTACCGGACGAGCTCGGGCGGCCGCCGGCCTCTGTGCACGTCCGCACGCGTGTCGGTGCCGTGATCGACCCGTACGACCCCGACGGCAAAAGCCGGATCGCGGTGAGGATCAATCGCTGCGTCGATGTCCTCGAGGACGAGCGGGCTCACAAACGCATATCCGAAGCGGCTTATCGTGAAGGCCGCGCGCTGATGCGGCTTTTCGAACCGGCCACCGCGATGGGCTCGACCAACTGGGCCGGCACCAGCCGTGTCGATGCGTGGGTGGCGAAGGAGCTGAGCGTGATCCGCGGCATCGATCGCGCCCGGGCGATCACTGCGCTTAAGGGCTGGCTGCGCCACGAGCTCGGGGCGATCGACGCCAACCTGGTCGTGCGCATCGTCGGCGAGGGCAAGAGCTACGCCGAAGCCGCAGCGCTGCAAGGAAAGGCGGGCGACCGCGGAATGCGCTACATTGCAGCGCGGTTCCGCGACGCGCTCGAGGCGCTGGCGGAAGCCAAGGCGGCCGTGGGGGCCGAGCGGAAGAGGCGGACATGATCACACCAACACCTGGCCGGATCGTCTGGTACCGGCCGCTCACCACCGAAGGCCTAGCGTGTCAGCCAGGCAAGCCTCTCGCAGCAATCGTGGCCGACGTCATTACCGATCGCTGCGTGACGCTGAGCGTGATCGACGCGGCCGGCAACCACCACGGTCGCACGGCGATCCCGCTGCTGCAGGATGACGATGCGCCTTTAGAGCGCGGCGGCTATGCCGAGTGGATGCCGTACCAGGTCGGCCAGGCGAAGCGGCACGAGGCCGATAACCGGGAAAATCGCTCGGTGGCTTGACCGGACCGGCGAAATGGTGATGATCGCCACGCTACCGAGATTCATGGGCGCACCGCGCCTTAGACGAAGAACGGCCCTGCGCCCCTCAGCGCGGGGCCGTTCGCTTTTCCGAGGTCCTCATGCGGCTGTCCGATAGCGACGCCGCGCGGCGGCTCCTCGAGCTCGCCGAAGCGGCCGCGCGTCTGCCGGCCTACGATCGTCTCAACCCTCACGCCTTCCACGAGGCGAAGTCGGAACTCGCCGCAGATCTGCGCACGCTGGCGCGCTCGTTCGCGCCCTCGAGCCGTCGCCAGATCCGCGCGCAGACCTTCCGATAATCATCCTTCTCGGACGTCGTATTTGACGTCGATCTGACCCGCTTTTCGGAGGCGGGTTTCACGTGAAACTAATTCCTAGCGGAATGGGCGAGCGCACGAACGCGCCAACGCATCAACGGCTTAGCCGATGACGCGCCGCGCGACCGCACACACATCCACCTTGCCGGATCGGCACCACTCGCGAGCCCCACATGACGCGCGACCTGGTGCCTTTCGGCGCGCTGCCCGCCCCGACGACCACGGATGTACTGGCGTCGGCGGCCGGGTATGCGCGCGCCAGCAAAAGCGACGCGACGATCCGAGCCTACCGCTCCGATCTCGCCGACTTCGGCGCCTGGCTCGCCGGGTTCCGCGACCAGTACGCGCACGCGCGCGAGGAATTCCGCGAGCGGGCTGAGCTCGCTGGTCAGAAGCTGCTGCCCGCCTCGATCGAGGAGTGCGCCGCCTATCTGGCGCACCTGGCCGACAGCGGGCTGAAGGTTTCGACGATCACGCGGCGCGCTGCCGCGATCGCATTCGGGCATCGGTCGATCGGGAAGCCCCCGCCCACATCGGCCGAGCCAGTTAAGGCGGTGCTTCGCGGCATCCGCCGGCGACTGGGGTCTGCGGTTGAGCAGAAAGCTCCCGCCACCGCCCGAGCTCTTACGAAGATCCTGCGGCAGGTTCCGATCGATACTCAGATCGGCATTCGCGATCGCGCCATCCTGCTGCTCGGCTTCGCCGGCGCCCTGCGCCGCTCAGAGATTGCTGCGCTCGAGGTCGAGGACCTCACGTTCACGCCCGAGGGGGTGCACGTCCGGATCCGGCGCAGCAAAACCGACCAAGACGGCGAGGGGGCCTCGATCCCGATTCCGGCTGGCAGCAAGCTCAAGCCCGTAGATGCATTGAAAGCTTGGCTGGCCACGCGGAACGATGATCTGGGCGCCTCGCTGTTCGGTGTTTGCGACCGCACGGTCGCGGAGATCGTCAAGCGCTACGCGCGCAAGGCGAAGCTCGACCCGACGACGTTCGCGGGGCACTCGCTGCGCGCCGGCTTCATCACCTCGGCGCTCGAGCACGGCGCCGACATCTTCAAGGTGATGGACATCAGCCGCCACCGGCGCATCGAGACGGTCCGCGAATACGATCGGCGCGCCAAGGCGTTCAAGAACCACGCAGGAAGGGGATTCCTATGATGGCACTGCAGATCGCCGTCGGCATCTGGCTCGGCGCAGGCATGATCGCGGCGTCCGTGTGGGCCGGCTGCACGATCGCCGAACGCGTCAACGACGTGCGTCGCGGTCGCATGACCTGGCGCGAGGCCTTCGGCCTGTGAACGCGCCGGTCCGCTTCAACTCGGTCGCCTGCTACGTCGTCCAGCACGACCACAATCCGACGATGTTCCTCGACTGTCAGTCGCCGACCGGCGATCCGACAGGATGGTGGACGCACGACATCGAGAAGGCATACCGCTTCGCAAGCCAGGGCGACGCGCTGCGATGGCTCAACAACTGGCGCAACGGCAAGGGCTACGTGCTCCCGTGCATCATGCACCGCGGACGCCCGCGCGTCGCATGAAGCGCATCGGCCGACACCCGATCCTCGGCCGCCGCGAGCTGCAGCTGGCGCCAATCCTTGCACAAGCTGTGGCCCGGGGATTTGCGATCGCGCAGCGTGCTGCGGTAAGCCTCGATTCGTCGGCGCGTGACGCCGGCGATACGGAGGCACTCAACATGGCTGCACCGAAACGCTCGAGCACCCGCTCGACGACAGCGCGATCAACGCGGAAGGCGGCGCCGAAGCGCAAGCCGATGAAGGGCGCGGCGACGCGTCGAACGCAGGCGCGCGGCTAAGTCGTCAGGGACTGTGCTGCTCATGGGGCCTCGCGAAAGCGGGGCCCTTTGCTTTGTGGGGACGACGATGAGCGAGACACAGGTGCGCGCGTGGGCCTCGGGCCTGCTGTACCGCAAGCCGCGGCCGATCCGTCGGCACCAGGTCAGGCCGCTGCCGATCGCGCGCGAGGTCCGCACCGAGCCGCTCACACCAGGCCTGCGGCCGAAGCCCGACCTGGGCGACGTTCCGGGCTTCCACCAACCGTTCATCCGAGGGGACTACTACGATGATGACGAAACCGACCGCCAGCGTCGCCAAGCGTGAGGAGCAGCGCGAGGTGCACATGGCCAACGCCGGCACCGAGCTGGCGCGCCTCCTCGAGCAGGCCAGGATCCGCAACATCGACGGCGACATGGTCGCAACCGTTCTGATCGCCGTGCTCGCGTCGCGCAATGCCACGCTCGCGGGCAAGGTGCTGATGGGCGTCGAAATGGCGATCCAGAAGTATCCGGTGGTGAGGATCATCCCCGATCCAGCCTATGGCGTGCGCGACCCTGCGGCCGAGCTCGTCGACATCCGCACGCTGCCGGACTACGTGCTCACCGTCGACCGCGCGATCGGCAACGTGCTGCCGACGCATCTGGATCTCGACCCACACCCGGCCATGCCGGTGTCCGAGCGCGATCCGCCGGCGCGCGAGGACGCGACGCACGTGCCCGGCGAGCCGCAGGACCGCTGATGGACCCGCGCAACGCCGTGCTGCTGGTCGAGTGGGTGCGCGGCATGCGCGCGTTCGATCACCAGGCCGTCCGTATGCGCCAGCGCTACGAGACGATCGGCGGGCTGCGCTTCCGCTACTGGCTCGAGAACGACTTCATGCGCTACGGCCCGTTCTATGGGTAGGCCCACCGACTACACCAACGAGATCGCGCTGCAGATCTGCGAGCGCATCGCCGACGGCCAGAGCCTGCGCAAGATCTGCCGCGACGAGGAGATGCCCGACAAGGCGACGGTGCTGCGCTGGCTGGCTTGCGAGGACCGCGCCGACTTCCGCGCGCTGTACGCGAAGGCGCGGGAGCTGCAGGCCGACAGTTACGTCGATGACGTGGTCGATATTGCCGACACGCCGATAGAGGCGACGACCACCGTCGAGAAAGAGGTCGCCGTCGACAAGGTGCTGCAGCCGACGACCGAAACGCGCACAGCCGACGCGGTGGATCGCTCCAGGCTGCGCATCGATGCGCGGAAGTGGGCCGCGTCGAAGCTCGCGCCGAAGAAGTACGGCAACAAGCTCGAGCTCGCCGGCGACGCCGACAACCCGATCGTGTTCGAGAAGATCGAGAGAGTCATTGTCGACCCTGCAGATCCCGACAGCTCGGGTCTATAAGCCGCTCCTCGAGCCGGCCCGATACAAGGGCGCTCACGGCGGCCGCGGCTCAGCGAAGTCTCACTTCTTCGCCGGGCTGCTGATCGAGGACTGCCTCGCTGAGAAAGGGCTGCTGAGCGTCTGCATCCGCGAGGTGCAGAAGACGCTCAAGGAATCGTCGAAGCGGCTGCTCGAGAACAAGCTCGAGGAGCGCCGGATCGGCGGCTTCAAGTCGTACACCGACCGGATCGCGACACCTGGTGATGGTCAAATCATCTTCCAGGGTATGCAGGACCACACTGCGGAATCGATCAAGTCGCTCGAGGGCTACAAGCGCGCCTGGCTGGAAGAGGCGCAGACGATCTCGACCAGGTCGCTCACACTGCTGCGGCCGACGATCCGCGCTGCAGGCTCGCAGATCTGGGCAAGCTGGAACCCGCGCCGCAAGTCGGACGCGATCGACGAATTCCTGCGCGGGCCGAAGAAGCCCGCCGGCGCCGTCGTCGTGCAGGCCAACTGGCGCGACAATCCGTGGTTTCCGAAGGAGCTCCACGACGAGCGCCTGCACGACTTCGAGCACTATCCGGAGCGCTACGAGCACATCTGGGAGGGCGGCTACGCCAAGGCTTTCGAGGGCGCGTACTTCGCGAAGAACCTCGCCGAGGCCAGGCTCAAGCGCCGTATCGGCCACGTCGAGCGCGATCCGCTCCTGCCGGTGCGCGCGATCTTCGACCTTGGTGGCTCGGGCGCACACGCCGACGCGATGGCGATCTGGATCGTCCAGTTCGTCGACCGCGAGATCCGCGTGCTGCACTACATCGAAGGCGTCGGCCAGGTCCTCGGCTACTACGTGGCTGAGCTGCGCAGGCTCGGTTTCGGCGACGCGATCTGCATCCTGCCGCACGACGGCGTCAACGAGAACAACGTCACCGGCAAGCGCTACCACGACCACCTGACCGACGCCGGTTTCGAGGTCCCGCCGCCGATCGCCAATCAGGGCCGCGGCGCCGCGATGATGCGTATCGAGGCCGCGCGCCGGATCTTCGCGCAGTGCTGGTTCAACGAGGCGACCTGTGAGGCCGGGCTCGATGCGCTTGGCTACTACCACGAGCGCAAAGACGAGACGCGCAACGTGGGCCTCGGGCCCGAGCACGATTGGTCGTCGCACGGTTCCGATGCCTTCGGCCTGATGGCGATCGTTTACGAGGCGCCAACCGAAAACAAGCCGCGCGAGCGGCAGAGGCCCAAGGGCGGATGGCAGCGGTCATGACGACGAAGCTCTCGATCTCGTGCCTTTACGAGAACGGCAACAAACCGCGCAACCGAGCGCTGCTCAAGATGATGCTCGAGGATCTGCGCAAGCACATGCAATTCCAAGGCCTCGAGGCGACGGCGTTCCGCCGACATCGCTTCGCGCTGCCTAACGACCACACGTTCCGCGACCACACCGAGGTGCTGGTTGTCGTGCACGTCCGCGCAAAGGTCTGAAATGGTGAAGAAGGTAAACGGCCGCACCGTGCCACCGCTGCGTGGCGCGAAGTCGAAGGCTGCGCCGAAGTCGGCGCCGAAGGCCAAGCGCATCAAGCGCTACGTGCCGGCCGACGACGTCGACGAGGCGGCCGAGGAAAAGGCCGCGAGCGAGCAGGTCGTCGGCACCGACCAGGGCGATGGCGGCAACAGCCAGGTCGAGGTCACGATCGAGCTCGCTCGCGAGATCTACGAGGCCGGCTTCAACCGCGATCAGCCAAACCAGGACGAGGGCTATATCGACCTGAAGATGATCGCCGGCGAGGAGCACTGGGACCCGACGGCGTACAACGAGCGGATCGACGAAGGCCGCCCGGCGATGGTCGTGAACCAGATGTCGCAGTTCGTGCGCCAGGTCACCGGCGATATCAGGCAGATGCGCCCGGGCGTGAAGGTCGTTCCGATCACCGACGACGCGTCGAAGGACGTCGCGGCCAAGGTGCTGCCGGGCCTGATCCGCTACATCGAGCGCCGCAGCAACGCGACGCGCCTCTACTACGCAGCCGCCGATCAGATGGTCGGCGCCGGCATGGGCCACGTGATGGTGGTCCATGAGTACGCCGGCGAGCGCACGATGAACCAGGAGCTCCGGATCGCGCCCGTGCCCGACGGCCTGGCGGTCGTGTGGGACGCCGATGCCGTGCTGCCGCTGCGCGAGGACGCGAAGGACTGCTTCGTTCCCTACGACATGTCGACGCGCGCCTTCAAAGCGGAGCACCCCGACAAGAGCGCCGACAGCTTCTCGAGCTCGAGCGAGGCCTTCAGCAACTGGGCGAGCGACGACCACGTGCGCGTCGCGATCTGGTTCCATAAAGTCAAGACGAAAAAGCGCCTGGCGCTGTTCGCCGACGGCCGGATCGACGACGTCACCGACGATGATGAGGCCGAGGCAAAGGCGGTGCAGCTTGGCGCCGAGATCAAGGAGCGCGACGGCTGGAAGGTCCAGCGCTACCTGATCAGCTGCAACGACATCCTCGAGGGCCCCGAGGATGTGCCGGGCCCGAACATTCCGGTGATCCCGTTCGTCGGCGAGGAGGTCGTGATCGGCCGGCGTGTCGTGCGCCGTGGCGTGGTCCGCGTGCTCCGCGACGTGCAGCGGATCTACAACTACGCGATCTCGACGCAGACCGAGATCATTGCGCTGCAGCCCAAGGCGCCGTTCATCGGCACCCGGGCGCAATTCGAGAAGTACGCCGACCAGTGGGAGACGGCCAACACCCGCAACTGGCCCTATCTCGAATACACGCATGTCGCGGGCGTGCCGGCGCCAGAGCGCTCGCAGCCCGCGGTGGCATCGACCGGCCTCGACGATCTCCTGCAGATCACCACGCAGGCGATGTACTCCACGACCGGCATCTACCCGTCGGCGCTCGGCGCAAAGTCGAACGAGACGTCCGGCAAGGCCATCATGGCGCGCCAGCGCGAGGGCGACACCGGCACCTACATCTACAACGACAATTTCACCGCAGCGGTCGAGCGCGTCGGCCAGGTCCTCGTCGACGCCTCTCCCGACGTCTACGACACGAAGCGCACGATCCAGATCACCGGCGAGGACGGCAAGATCGACGCGCTGCCGATCAACCAGGTCAACCTGGGCGACGACGCCGAGACGCACATCGCGCTCAACGACATCACCAAGGGCTCGTACCTGGTCGCGGTCGAAATGGGCCCGAGCTACAGCACCAAACGCGAGGAATCGCGCGAGGGCATGCTCGAGCTGATCCGCACGCTCGGCCCGCAGGGCGCGATGATGTTCATCGACCTGTTCATCAAGGCGCTTGACTGGCCGCTCGCCGACAAGATTTCCGAGCGCGCCAAGCACATGCTGCCCCCCGACGTGCGCGAGCGTGAGGCCAAGGAGGCAGGCGAGGAACCGCCGCCGCCGGCACCGCCGACGCCCGAGCAGCAGCAGATGCTCGAGGAACAGCGGCTCGGCAACGTCGAGCTCGCCCGCAAGAACGAGCTCGAGGAGCGTCGCCAGGCCATCGAGCTGGAGAAGCTGGAAGTCGAGCGCGCCAGGGTGCGCCAGGAAGGCCTGCAGCTTGGTATCGATACCGAACAGGCGGCGCGCCAGGCCGAGATTGATCGCGGCAACCAGGTGCTCGAGTCGAACCGCCAGACGCTCGAGCGCCGCGGCCAGGACGTCGAGGCGATCGGCATGGCGTCCGGCGAGATCAACGCCGAGCGCGAGCACGAGATCGCCCTCAATCCGGAGGCCGCGGCCGCAGCTGCTGCAGCCGGCAAGCCGCAGAAACCGCAGCCTGGCGCTGCAGCTTCGGAAGGGGACGTCGACCAGGCGCAGCAGCAGGACATCGACGAGCTCAAGGGCACGGTCGCCGAGCTGCTCGAGGAGGTCATGCGCCTGCGCGAGATCATCGACAGCGGCGCACCGCCCCAGCCCGACATCAACGCCGGCGACGGCCTGCAGCTCGAGGGCGGGCCAGCGCTTGAGCCGCCGCCGCCCGCATCCATTGACCCCGGCACCGCCGTCGCAATGGGCGACGAGCTGCCACCCATCGCCTAACCGGAGAACACCCATGTTTCGGAAGATCCTCGCCGCCGCTGCCGTCCTGGCCGTCCTGGCCGCCCTGGCGCTGTCGCCTGTCGCTCACGCCGGCGGCGACGTCGGACACCCGGCCGACACCTTCGCGATCGCCGGCGCAAGCGGCAACGTCGCCAACGCGACCGCCACCGCAACGCTCACCGTCACCGCGGGCCAGCGCGCGTTCATGTGCAGCTTCTCGATCACCGGCGGCGGCGCCACCGCCGGCGCGCTCGTCAACGCCACAATCACCGGCTTAACCGGCGGGACGCAGACGTTCGTGGTGGGTGTTGCGACAGGCGTGACGGTGGGGAATGCGCCGATCGTCTTTGACATCAACCCGTGCGTGCCTGCCGCGTCGGTTGGCACGAACATCGTGCTCACGGTGCCGGCTCTCGGCGCGGGTAACACCAACTCGGCCGCGACGATCACCGGCTATCGGTACTAAGCCGCCCTCGGGAAGCTGATGATCTGCGCGTGAACGAGCGGCTGCGATCGCTCCTCGGCCACGACGTCGCGGAAGTGCTGCAACCTGGCGTCGGCTTGCATTGCGACGATCTTCTCGAGCAGCTCGGGCACCGACGGCTCGGGAAGGATCAGCTGCTGCTGGGCCTGCGCCGGCGCAAAGTGAACGAGGTCGTCGAGCGTCCTGATCTCGTCATGTGCGATCTGCGGCATCGCGTCGATCGGCCGGAAGTTCTCGACGCGGAAGGTGCGCACGACCTGGCCGACTATGTTCGGCGCCAGGTGCTCAACGTGGAGCACCGGGAGGTTTCGACGGTCGATCATGCCGCCTTCGAACATATCGCGGTAGTTCCACCGGGTGAACGTCTCGCTGATGCCGCGCAGGTTCAAGCGCTGATGACGGAACGCGATGCGCATCCGTTCGTAGTGCGGATCCTGCTCGGCCGAGAGCTCCCAGCCCGCTTTCTGCAGGCTGTACGTATCGGATCGCCACCCGGCCCAGTGCAGCTCGACCGGGAGCGACTGGAAACGGTACCCGGCCATCAGGCGGCGCCGATGTCCCGCAGGATTGCGGCGTGCTCTCGCTCGAGGTTCGCAAGCACCGTTTTGGCGCTGGCGATCGCACGCAGAGAACCGACGACGCGCTTCTTCGCGGCATCGGCGAGCTCCTTGGTCACGTCAGCCTGGGCCTCGGCGACGATCTGGTCGACATCCAGCATCGGCGCGGCAGCGCCTTTGGTGATGTCGGTGATGTTGCTTCCGCTGTTCGACATTTCGGTAGCTCCCTTCGGTTCGGCTTCGGCCGGTTAGCACATTTTCAGCAGCTTCGGGCGGGCGTTCGCGACCTGTGGACGCCGCCGCGATGACCGGGCCCTCGCGGGCCCTTTTTTGTGAGTGAAAACATGTCCCAGGGTGACACCCCGAGCAACGCGTCAGCCGCGGCAGGAGCCGCAGCGCCGACAGAGGCAGCTCAAACGTCTGCGGTCGACTTCAGCGATCTCGACGCGGAGCAGGAAGCCGAAAGCCGAAAGGCCGAGGAAGCCGGCGACGACGAGGACGACGAGTCGACCAATAGCAGGGACGGCGACGACGACGATGCCGACGAAGACGAAGGCAACGACGAAGACGCCGACGACGAGGAAGACAGCGGCGACGCTGACGAGGACGACGACGAGCAGGAGGACGATGACGATCGCCCCCGCAAGAAGTCGCGATCGCAGCGCTACCAGGATCAAATCCGCCGACTGCAGGACGAAAACTCGCAGCTGCGTGGCCGCTCCGCCGGCAACCTGACTGACGAGCAAGTCGCTGCGAAGGTGAAGACGATCATCGGTGAGCCGCCGCAGGAGAAGGACTTCGACGACTACCTGGCATTCGACCGCGCCGCGCAGGCGTACGAGGTCGACAAGCGCCAGGTGACGCGCGAGGTCAAGGCCGAGGCCGGGCGTGCGACTGAGGCGGACAATTTCCGCAAGCAGCAGCGCGCCGAGCAGCACAACGACCGCGTCGCGGACTTCCGCACGCGCGGTGCCACGCCCGACGAGAAGAAGGCCAACGCGGCCGACTTCGACAAGGTGATGGCTGCTGCGAAGAACGCCAAGGTCGCGCCGGTCGTCGAGGAGCTGATCCTCGACAGCAAGAAGGGCGCTCACCTGCAGTACTACCTCGCGAAAAACCCCGACCGCCTCGCTGCGTTGAACCGAATGTCCGAGCGCGATGCCGCTCGCGAGATCGGCCGCATCGAGGCACGGCTGGCCCTGCCGAAACCCAAAACGAAATCTTCGGCACCGCCCCCGCCACGCCGACCGCAAGGTGGATCTGCCCCCGCCTCAGCCGATGCTGAGCTCGAGGGCTACCTCACCAAAAAGTACGGCAAGCAACGCTGATCAGAACAGCGGACGCAGAGTCGTCCCGACAGCAACGGTGCCGAGCAGCCTGAAGGGCTTCCCGGCAAATGCCTAATACCGTTCTCAATCCGACCATCATCGCGAAAGCGGCGGTGCGTCTCCTCGACAACGAGCTCGTGATGGCGAACCGCGTGTTCCGCGGTTACGAGAACGAGTTCGAAAAGAAGGTCAACGGCTACGACATCGGCGACACGGTCACCATCCGCAAGCCGAACCAGTTCACCGTTCGCTCTGTCATCGCCGCGTCCATTCAGGATGTGGTCGAGGGCAAGCAGACCTTCACCGTCAACAGCGTGCGCGGCGTCGACTTCAGCTTCTCGTCCACCGACCTGACACTGAAGATCTCCGAGCTCGCGGACCGCGTCATTCGCCCGGCGATGATCCAGCTCGCCAACGCGATCGACGCCGACCTGATGTCGCTCTACACGCAAGTGCCGCAGTGGGTTGGTCAGCCCGCGACCGGTGCCGACGCGGCCGTCGACAGCTACAGCAAGTTCACCCGCGCTGCAGAGCGCATGGACGAGCTGGCGGTGCCGCAGGACGAGCGCGTCGCGATCCTCGGCCCGAACAGCTACTGGGGCATGGCCGGTTCGCAGGCCGCCCTGCAGCTGCAGTCGATCGGCTCGGCCGCGTACCGGAAGGGCTCGATCGGTGAGATCGGCGGCATCGACACGTACATGTCGCAGAACGTGCCGACGTACACCGCCGGCACGGGTGCCGACGCTTCCGTCACCGTCAACGGTGCCGCGCAGCAGGTCACCTACGCGGCGATCAAGGACACTGAGTCCGTCCCCGGCACTCAGACCCTGATCACCGCCGGCTGGGGCGCCTCGACGACCATCACGGCCGGCACGGTGTTCACGATCGCGAACGTGTTTGCGGTCAACCCGGTCACCAAGGCGGTCCTGCCGTTCCTGCAGCACTTCACCGTGGTGACGGCGCTCTCGGCTGACGGCGCCGGTGCGGCGACTGTGACCATCTCGCCGGCGATCATCGTCTCCGGCGCGTTCCAGACGGTGAACTCGGCGCCTGCCAACGGCGCGGCCATCGTGGTCGCAGGCGGTGCGTCGCTCAACTACCGTCAGAACCTGATGTTCCACAAGAACGCCTTCGGCCTCGTCACGGTGCCGATGGTGAAGCCGCCGGGCGCAGTGAGCTGCACGCGCGAGTCCTACAAGGGGCTCAGCGTCCGCTTGATCCCGTACTACGACGGCACGAACGACGTCAGCTCCTGGCGTCTCGACGTCCTGTACGGAAAGAAGGCGCTGGATCCGCGGCTCGCCGTTCGCTTCGGCGGCGGCTCGGGCACGATCTAACGACGAAGGGCGGCGCGGGATGCAAGCTCCCCGCGCCGCCTGTTTTTCTTACCCTGCCTTCTGCGGCTCAGCTGCAGGAGCTCCTCCGCTCGCGCCCAAACCACGGTTCGGATCGTTCGGGTGCGTGCCTTCCGGCGGCAATCCGACATAGCCGTCCGGCAGCATCTCCCCGGGCAACAGGTTGAACACGCGCATCGAGCCGTCAGGCAGGTAGCCGGCCTGCGCCAGCGTCTTGCCCGGCTCCTCGTACTTCGCCGCTCGCGTCATCCGCGGGTCGGGCTGCTTCACCGCCGACTTTTCCGCGGCCGCACTCGTCTGCGCACCTGCAGCTGCAGATGGTCCTGCGCCGGCTGCAGCGCCGGCACCTTTGTTCGCTTCTGCCATTTCGGCCTCCTCACTCAATCGCGCGGAATACGCCCGCGCTCGAGCCCCATAGCATGACCGACACGCCAAAGACTCGGCTCGATCTGATCGACCGCGCGCTCGAAAACCTCGGGATCTTGGTCGAGGGCCAGGCCCCCACTGCCGAAATGCGCCAGAAGGTCGACCGCGTCATCGACCCGCGCGTCGCCGAGCTCCGCGTCGACGAAGTGATCTATCTCGCCGACGTCGGCACAACGAACCCGCCTGCCGGCGGTCAGATCCCGGTCGAATGCTTCCTCGCGCTCGCTGACGTCATCGCATGGGCAGCTGCGCCGTCTTTCAGCCTGGCCGGCGATCCATCGCTGAAAGTGCTCGGCGATCTCGGTGAGGACCGCCTGCGCACGATCGCCAGGCCTCCGAAGTCGCGCCGCATGTTGCGCACCGACACTGCGACCAGGCCGCAGGGCAGGGGCCGGCCCGGTAGCTTCTCGCGGGGCACCTGATGCGGAAGCCTGTCGAGATCCCGTACCCGCTGCAGACCAACCCGGGACTGCACGGCCAGGAATCGGGCGGACGCCTGATCAACTGCTACGTCGACGAGCTGCCGAAGTCGGCGAAGGCGCGGCGCATCTATCGGCGCGCGCCTGGTCTGCGATCGTGGGGCACCACGGCGCGCACCGGGATGCGCGGCGCGATCGAGATCGGCGGAATCCTTTACGTCGCCTTCAACGGCCAGCTCGAGAAATGGAGCCTGGCGGCCGGCGGAGCGTCGGCCAACGTCGGCGCGCTCACCGGCACAAAGAAGGGCTTCTTCGCGCGCAACAACGCGAGCACGCCCGACAAGGTGTTCGTCGACCCCGACGGCAACATCACGACGTTCACGCCGACGGCGGTCGCTGGCAGCTATCCCGATCCGGACCTTCCGGCGGTGAACGCGTGCTGCGACATCGACGGCTACATGGTTTTCACGACAGGCAACGGGCGCGCCTACGCGACCGGGCTCAACACGACGGCGGTCGACCCGCTTTCGTTCGGCGCCGCAGAGGCGAAGTCGGACGGCCTCACGCGGCCGATCCCGTACGCCGGCGCGCTCTACCTCATGGGCAACTTCTCGACCGAGGTGTGGCCCAACGCCGGCACGACGCCGTTCCCGTTCTCGCGCGGCACCGTCATCCCACGCGGCATCGCCGGGCCGTATTGCGTCACCGGACACGAGAACGGTTTCGGCAAAGGCCTGTTCATCGTCGGCGACGACAACCGCGTGAGCGTGCTGCAGGGCTACGAGTTCATCCCGATCTCGCCGCCCGACCTGGATGCACTGCTCGAGGCGGTCACCGACAAGACCACGATCGAGATGTGCTCGTACATGTCGCGAGGCCACGCGTTCGTGCAGGTGACGGGCCCGACGTTCACCTGGTTCTACGACCTCAACACCAAGCTGTGGTTCGAACGACAGAGCTACGGGCTCCTGTACGCGCGCATCACGCAAGCGCTCAACGTCAATGCCTTCGGCCGGTGGCTGTGCGGCGATCGCTCGAGCGGCAACATGGTCGAGATCATCGCCGGCGTGAACCAGGAGATCGGCAACCCGTTCCGCGCTCGCATCGAGAGCGGTCCGGTGACCGACTTCCCGGTCGGCATGCGCGTCGGCCGCGCCGACTTCGAATTCGAAACCGGCGTCGGCATTGCCGCAGGCCTCGACCCGATCCAGCGCAATCCGAAGGTCGGGATTTCATGGTCGGACAATGGCGGGCAGGACTGGACGGCTGAGCTCGAGCGCGAGCTTGGCGCGCAGTCGCGGACCGAGCAGCTCGTGTCGCTGGTCGGAGGCCTCGGTCGATCGACCTGGAACGGCCGCCGCTGGCGTCTCGACATCGCGGACCCGGTCGACCTCGGCTTCATGGGCGGCCGCCAGGCTGAGAACCCGAGGCTCACCGGCTGATGGCAGCACCGCTCGTTCTCCCGCCCCCTTCGGTGAAAATGTTCACCGAGCAGGGCCAGCAGCTGCCGCCAGGGCGCGACTTTCTCGATCAGCTACGTCGCCTGGTCACGGAGATCAACGCGGCCGTGGCTGCGCTGCAGGCCGCAGGAACGGCACCGCCGGCGGCGCAGTACCTGACGCTGGCAACGCACACGGGCCTCTCGGCCGAGCGGGTCGCAACCGCCGGCTCGGGCGTCGCGTTTACGGACGCCGGCGCGAACGCCGCGCTGACGATCGCCGTCGACGTTGGCGTCACGCTGCAGACGCTGCAGACGACGTACGCGACGAACGCCAACATCACCACGCTGATCCCGCTCGACGACACGATCCCCACGATCACCGAGGGCGATCAGATCATGTCGCTGGCGATCACCACCGCGGCCGCGGCGAACAAGGTGCGCGCGAACGTCGTGATCATGGGCAGCGTCAGCAGCATCAACACGTCGCTCACCGCGACGCTCTGGCGCGGCTCGACGCTGGTCGGCGTGTCGACGCACTACTTTCCGTCGGCGCAGTACATCGCCTGCGTGCCGATCGACATCCTCGATGCACCGGGAGCTGCGGCTGCGCATACCTACACCGTTCGCGTCGGCCCCAGTTCCAACACCGCGCGCCTCAACGGCACGACCGGGGCGCGGGTGTTCGGCGGTGCGTCGCTCTGCACCCTCACACTCTCCGAAATCAAAGGATAAGCCCCGATGGGTCTGCTCGACACGTTCACCGGCAAGCCTGCGAAAGACGCCGCGGCTGCTAATGCTGCCGAATATCGCAAATACGGCGACGCCTCCCTCGGCGATCTCGATCGCGGCCTTGAGGGTTCGCTCGGCGCGATCGACGGCGCGATCGACGCCTACGCTCCGCTGGGTGCGCTTGGCCAGAAATACGGCCGCGGCACCGACGGCTACATGGATGCAGTCGGCCTCAACGGCGCCGAAGGCAACGCGCGCGCCGTCGATTCATTCCATGCCGGGCCCGGCTACAACTTCATGGTCGACGAGGCGACCGATCGCGGTGCTCGGGCGGCTGCTCGCTTCTCGCCGGGCGGCAACGAGATCGACAGCGTGACGCGCATCGCGTCGGGCCTGGCCGATCAGACCTGGGACAAGCACCTCGCCCAGCTCGGCACATTCATGCCGCAGGAGGCGGCCGCGACGTCGGGCGCTGCTGCAGGCACCGCGGCCGGCTACGGCGCGAAGGCCGGCGCATATTCGACCGACGCCACCAACCGCGTCGGCGTGCGCGGCAACGTCGCGAGCGGCATTGCGAACAGCAACACCGCGAGCGCGCAGGCGCAGATGAACGCCAACTCGCAATTCTGGAACGGACTTATGTCGCTGGGCGGCAACGTCGCCAAGGCTGCATACGGCGCTCCACCCACTCCGGCACGGGCCTAACCGAACATGGCGATCAGTCAGCTGCAGCTGCCCGGGCCGATCCGCGATCCGCAGATCGATTGGTCACGCCTTGACGCGATCGGCGACACGATCGCCCGCGGCCGCGCCGAAGCGCGCGACACCGAGGGGCTCGTCGGCATGGTCGATACCCTGCCAACTCGCGGGGCGGGTGTTATGGGCCAAGCCCCGGCACCTGCAGCGCGGCCGGACGCCGCGCCAGGACTCGACGATCTCATTGCGCAAACCGCGCAGCGCAACGGAATCAATCCACAGGCGCTGCGCCGCTACGTGCAGATCGAGTCGGGCGGCCGGCCGGATCTCGTTTCGCCGAGCGGTCGCCACGGCGGCCTGCTGCAGATCGGCGCCGACGAATACACGAAGCGCGGCGGCAAGAATCTGTTTGACCCGGCCGAGAACCTCGAGATCGGCGCGCAGCGGCTGCGCGAGAACACCGAGGTGCTCAAGCGCCGGCTCGGTCGCGATCCGACGCCGACCGAGCTCTATCTCTCGCACCAGCAGGGCATCGGTGGCGTAGCGGCGCACATGGCCGCGCCCGATCGGCCGGCCTGGCAGTCGATGCTCTCGACGGCGGAAGGTCGCGAGAAGGGCGAGGCGTGGGCGAAAGCCGCGGTGTGGGGCAACGTGCCCGATCGCGACAAGCAGCGCTTCGGCTCTGTCGACAACATGACGTCGCGCGACTTCCTCGAGCTGTGGCGTGGCCGCGTGGAAGCGCCGGGCCAGCCTGCCGCGGCTGCGCCTGCGCCGGCGGCGCAGTCCGGTGCCGAACGCGTGGGTGCCGCGCTGCGGTCGATCGAGCCTGCGCAGGCCGAGCAACTCAAGCAGATGATCCGCGCCGGCGGGCAGTCGCGCCAGGTGGCGCTCGCGCGTATTGCGCAGATCACCAAGCCCCGCGACCCGGTGAAGCTGAACGAGGGCGAGGTCCTCGTCGACGGCGACGAGCCATCGCGCGTGCTCGCGCGCGGCCAGGACAAGACGATCACGCTCCGACCTGGTGGCGTGGCCATGCGCGGTGGCCAGGTGGTTGCGCAAGCGCCGAACGCGCCCAGCACCGGGGAGCGGGAGGAGGACAAATTTCAGGGCCGTCAGCGGATCGCTGAGCGGCTCGGCATGAAACCGGATGATCCCGAGACGAAGCGCTATCTGGCGACAGGTCAAGTGCCCGGCAGCGACAAGGTCACGCCGACCCAGTTCAAGATGATCGCTGACGCGGAGGACGAGAACCTCAACCTCAACGGCACGATCGAGGTGCTCAGCCGCGCACGCGCGCTGAATGGCAAGATATTCACGGGCGCCACCGCTGGTGCGCGCACATGGCTCGGCACCCAGCTCAAGGACGGCCTGGTCCCTGATTTTATCGCCGATCCGCAAGGTGCGCAGGCGACGGAGGAGTGGTCGAAGCTCATGGAGCCGGAAGCGCTCCAGACCATGGCCCGCACCCTGAAGGGCGCGACGACCGACTTCGAGCTGCGGACATTCATCAAGCAGCTCGCGGACCCGACGACGACGCCACAAACGCGCCTCGCGGTTATCGATCGGCTGGAGCGCATGGCGAAGCGCAACATCGCGATCAACCAGAACCGAATGGACCAAATCCGGGGCGGCACCTACACGCGGCCTGGCGGCGGTGAGTCCAGCGGCGCGCCGGCCGCTAGGCCCCAACCCCCGGCCGGGGGCGTGCCGCCGGCAGCTGCCGAGCAGCTCAGGTCGGACCCCAGCCATCAAAGGCAGAGGCAGTTCGATGAAATCTTCGGGCGCGGAGCCGCGTCCCGAGTCCTCAAGGGCAACTGATGGCCGAGAACCCGTTCGCTCAGTATGCGACGCCCGCGCCGACGGCGCCCGCGGCCGCCCCTGAGGGCAATCCGTTTGCGCAGTACACCGCAGCGGCGCCAGCGGAGGCCCCACAGCGGCCGCCGGAAGGTCAGGGCGAGCCCGCCGAGCCGTCAGAGCCCATCTCAGGCACGGCCGCATACGAGCAAGCCCGCGACCGCTGGAGGGCCGCCGGCTACGGCACCAACGTGAACCGCATGGCGAACGATTCCGCGCGGCAGATCGCCCGGGGCGCCGGCCAGCTCGCTGAGGCCCGCCGCTTTGCCTTGTCGGGCGCCGGGCGCGACGTGGTGCCGGACAGCCCCGCTAACCGAGTAGCGGGCGCTCACTCGGCGCTCGACCCGCAGGGACCGCAAGCGCCGTTGACCACGGCCGAGCACGCGGCGGCGAACCGTGAGCAGGTCGGGAACGTCGTCCGAGGTGCCGGCAACCTGGCCCAGGGCGCCATCGAGTATGTGACCAGCCCGATCAACGCCGCGCTTCGCACCGCCGTGGGTCAGCCGGTCGAGGCCGTGACTGGCATTCCGAAGGAGTACGCGGAATTCGCCGCGTCGCTCGCCATCCCGGGCAAGCTGCCGAAGCTGCCCGCGCGCCAGGTCAAGCCGGCAGCGCCGAGCGTCGATGCCCTCAAGAAGGCGGCCAAGGAAGGCTACGAGAGCGAGGCGGTCACCGGCCTGCAAATCCAGCCGAAGGCCATGTCGGATTGGGCCACGGTGCTGCGCTCAAAGCTCGATGACTCGGGCATGGTGTCTGAGATCGCCCCTGGCACCCATGCGGTGCTGAAGCGGGCAGGCGCGATCCCCGATGGCGCGGCGGCGGTCACAGGTACGAACCTCGACGCGCTACGCAAGGCGCTCGGCGGCGTGGCGAAGTCATCCAACAACACCGAGCGCGCAGCAGCCGTGAAGGCGATCGAAGCGCTCGACGAGTTTCTTCCTGCGGTGCGCTCGGCCGACACGATCTCCGGTGACCCGCGCGCGGCAGCGTCCGCGTTGCAAGAGGCGCGCGGCAACTGGAGCGCGGCCCAGCACGCGACGACGCTGGACAAGAAGCAGATGCGCGCGGAGCTGCGGTCGGCCGCCGCCAACTCGGGCGCGAACATCGAGAACAGCATTCGCCAGCAGATGGCGAACATCCTCGCGAGCGACAAAGAGCGGCGAGGTTTCTCGGGCAGCGAAATCGCCTTGATGGAGCGCATCGTCTACGGGACGCCCGCGCGCAATACCATGCGCACGCTCGGCAACCTGGGCGGTGGCGGCCTAGGCTGGGGCGCTGTCGCCACTGGCGCTGCCGGCGCTGCCGCAACGGGCAGCGTGGCCGGGGCGGCGGTGCCGCTGGTCGCGCATGGGCTCAAGCGCATCAGCAACGCTCTAGCGGTGCGGGACGTGGAGAAGTTGAACGAGCTTGTGCGCGTGAACTCGCCGCTCGGGAAGCAGATGGCGTCGCCGCTGGCCGACTGGTCGAAAGCGGCGCAGCGTTTCGAGACCTCGCCGACGCCGCGCTATCTCGCGTCGTTCAGCATCGCGTCGCGCAACCTGTCGAACAATCTGAAGGACGCCGGGATCGCGATCTCGCCGAACGACCTGATGATGCGCTCAATTCAGGGTCCGGTGCGCGGCAGCGCCGAGCAAGAACAGCCAGATGCCGAAGGGGTAGTCGAAGCAGAGCCAAACCGCCGCTAAGGCGAGAGGCCATACAAACGCCGGCGCCACGGCGCTGCTCACCATCACCATCACGGAGCTTCTGATGTTCAAGCGACTAAGCCTCGCCACGATCCTGCTTGCCCTCACGACCTGGTCGGCGATCGCCGCTGGGTCGATTTCGCTATCTGGCGCAATCCAGCTCGACACTCAAGGGCGCTACATGCCCGGGTGCCTGCTGTACACGATCCAGTCGGGCACCTCGACCCCGCAAAGCGCCTACCAAGATACGGCGCTGACGATCCCGCACCCGAACCCGATGTCGTGCGACGCCTCGGGGCGGCTCCCGTTCTTCTACCTGGCCGATGGTTCGATCAAGATCAGGCTAACGAACAGCGCCGGCGTGACGCAGCTCACTGCCGACGGCCTGCTTGTCATCGGCCCGAGCTCGGGCGGCGGCGGTGGTACGCCAGTCGACGCGACGACGGTGCTCGCCACCGGGGACGTCAAACAGAAGTACGGCACCGGCACGCTCACCGGTTTCGTGCGGATGAACGGCCGCACCATTGGCTCGGCGACGTCGGGCGCATCAGAACGCGCGAACGCCGACGCGCAGGCGCTGTTCGAATATTTGTGGACGACGGACTCGACGCTCACCGTATCAGCCGGCCGCGGCGCATCTGCCAACGCGGACTGGCTCGCGAACAAGACCATCACGCTGCCCGATGCGCGCGGGCGCATCCTCGCGGCGCTCGACGACATGGGAAACAGCGCAGCCGGTCGGCTCACCGTGACCTATCTTGGCGTTGGCGCGACTACGATCGGCGCCGTCGGCGGTGCGCAGAGCTCGACGCTCATCACCGCCAATCTTCCGGCCTATACGCCTAGCGGCTCGGTCGGCATCACCGACCCAGGTCACACGCACCCAATCTCGCCGAGCCCGTTTGCCGGCGGCGGCGCCGGCCCGAACCTGACGGGCGGCTCGGGCTCCGTCCAGCCGGCGACAGCGACGTTGAACACCACCGGCATCACCGCGTCCTTCACGGGCACGGCGCAAGGCGGCACGTCGACGGCGTTCGGCAATCTGCCGCCGATGATGCTGGTTACGACTTACATCAAGCTGTGAGGCGGCTGAGCGCCAGGCGCTTGAACGTCGCGAGTTCTCGCTCGGTATCCTTGAGCACCACGCGCTCGCTGACAGGGAAGGGGCCGTCCCAGAAAAAGCCGATGCTGGCTTCGTCGGCCGTCAGGTCCCGCCCCAACTCCCGACGCGTTAGCACGAATTGCGGCTGCAGCGCCGTGAACGTCTTGGCCGTGAACATCAGGCCGTCGCCTTCGCGCTCAACAAACCAGCGATGATGCCCGAAGCCAATTCGAAGCGGCCGGCCGAGTAAGGCGCGCAGGCGCAAGAAGCTCTTGCTGTGGAAGATCTCACGAACGCGCGAGGGCACCTCGATATAGCCCCGGCGAGCGACCCGCATCAGCTCCTCGCAGGCGCCGATCGGGTCCCGGATGTCCTCGAGCGTGTGGGAACAGAACGCGTAGTCGAAGAAGCCGTCGGCGAACGGCCAGGGCTTCTTGCAGATGTCGTGCTCGACACAGTCCACGAGGCGCGCAGGCTTGCCGGGCTCGATCAGTTCGCCACTTGGTCGGACTAGGTCGAGCACATGCGAGGCGGTGTTCAACCGGATGGCTGATCCGCCGACGTCAAGCACTCGTTCCGCCGAGCTCGTATCCGCGAGCACGCGGGGCAAATTCTGTAACAGCATCATGATGCCGCCCGGAATATCAGGCGGCCAACCCTGAGACAACCCAGCATGTACACCGGGTCAATGCGCGCGGCGTCCAACCGCGTCGACTGGTCGTGGTCGATGACCATCAAGAATCGCCTGACCGGCGAACCCATCGACCTGACCGGCGCGTCGTTCGAGCTCGCGATCGGCGACCAGAATTCCAAGTCGAACCTGCTCGAGGCCTCGACCACTGACGGCCGTATCACGACCAACACGCCGGCGACGGATGGCGTGTTCACAGTCCTGGTGCCCAAAGCCGCGATGAAGGTGCTCGAGGCGGATCAGTACGACATCGGCGTGATCGTCACGCTCGCGAGCGGCCGCTCGTATCAGCTCATCAAAGCGGTCCTCGCGGTCAACGAGGGAGTCGCCGGCCGGTGAGCGATTTCATCCTGTCGCTGCAGGAGGAGCCGGTCCGGTTCAATCTGCAGCTCGAGCCAGAGCCGTCGCTGCAGTGCGCAGTGATCCCGTACTTCCCGGGCAGCGTTGCCGCAGGCGCCGGCATCACCGTCAGCCTGGTCGGCAACACGTACACGATCGGCGTCGACATCGCGTCGGTGCTGGCGGGCTACCAGCCGATCGACGGCGACCTCACGGCGATTGCGGGCCTCACCGGCACGGGCATCGTGCGGCGCACCGGCGCGAGCACCTGGTCGACCGGCACAACGGTCGCGGTCCCCGAGGGCGGTACGGGGCAGACGACCGAGGCCGCGGCGGTTGGCGCGCTGATCAGCGCGCTGACGGAAGACACAGCGCCGGACAATGCGAACGATTTCCTCGGCAGCTACGACGCCAGCGCGACCACCGGCAAGAAGCTGCGACTGTCAACGATCGTTCGCGAAAAGCTGGCGGCGACCCGCACCTACTACGTCCGCAGCACCGACGGCAGCGACGCCAACACCGGCCTGGTCGACAACGCCGCCGGCGCGTTCTTGACCATTCAGAAAGCGATGGACGTCGCGGCCGCGCTCGACACTACGATCTTCAACGTGACGATCCAGGTGCGCAACGGCACCTACACCGGCGCGGTCACGCTCAAGGACCCGGTCGGCGCCGGCACCGTCACGATCGTCGGCGACACCACGACGCCGAGCAACGTGATCGTCAGCACCACCGCCGCGACGGCTTTCACGGCCAACAAGACGCAGCGCGTCAACGTGTCCGGCATCAAGGTCCAGACGACCACGTCGGGCTTCGGCTTCTTGGTGTTCAACGGCGCGAAGCTGTCGCTCACAAGCATCGACTTCGGCACCATCGCAGCAGGATCGTCAGGCCTCTTTGCCACGGACGCGGGGACGCACGTCGTCCTCGGTGGCGCAAACTGCAAGTGGTCGGGAAATTGCGACCGCCTGATCAGCCTCAACAACCAAACCAACTTCAACTTTAACGGCACGATCACGCTCCTCGCGAACATTACGGTTGCTTCCGACACGATCGGCGTTAACGGCCTCTCGTTCGTGCAGTCGACCGGTACGTGGACATTGGGCGCGTTCACCGTGACCGGCACCCGCTTCAACAACATCAACAAGTCGCTGATCCAGACCTTCGGTGCTGGCATCAACTACTTCCCCGGCTCCGTGGCCGGAACGACGGATGCGACCAGCACGTACCTCTGAGGAGATCATGGAATACAACCCAAAGAATTGGTTCTGGATCGTCGCCGGCGACGAGCAGCGACTGTTCGCGAGCGCGACTGGCGATTACGTCGCGCCCACCGCGCCCGCCTATCTTGCGTTCATCGCCGCCGGCGGCTTCGCCACGCGCATCGCGTCAGAGGCCGAGCTCGGCGCAGTGCTCGCGCCGCATCGCGTCCGCCCGGTGCACGCCGGCGTGCTCGAAGCCTACCTGACCGAGCAGGCGCAGGACGTCGTCGACGCCGTGCAGTTCAAGGTGCTTTTCCAGCACGAGAACCGCATTCGCGCGATCGAGCGCGCGCTCAATCTCAACGGTTCACCCGCCAACCTCACCGCGGCGCAAGCCCGCAACGCTGTAAAGGTGTTACTTTGACCGAGCTGCTGCGAAGGGCGCTTAAGCGCATCATCCTCTGGGCGCTCGCTGGCAGCGGGCCCGCAGTCCACGACGCCGCCGGCATTGATCGCGAGGTCGTCAGCACCCGCGCACCCATCGTTTAACGACGCTGCACATCATCACCCAGCAAGGCCGCCGCCCGGGGGCGGCCTTTTTCATTGGGGCTACCGCATGAACACCATGCTGATCCTGCGCGGCATCGCCGATGCTTCGCACCCGAAAGGCCTCCTCGATGACGCGAGCGCGCTCGAGTACGCAAAGCTGCGCGGCTTCGACGGCGAGGTGCTCGACGTTCGCGGCAATGGTACCGGCCCGCAAGTCGAGATGGCGCTCGGACGTATCGCCAAGGGCGACGTTGTCGCGATCTACGGCTTCTCAGGTGGCGGCTACAACGCACGGCGAATCTGGACGCATCTCGATCAATATCTTCGCGCGCGCATCCGCCTGGTGGTGATCGTCGGCTCGCCCCGCGTCACGCGAGCCGAGTTTTTCGGTTGCGACGATGTCGTGATCTTCGGCGACCCCCCGCAGGGCCACATGGCTGGCCCGCGCATCCTCCTCAGCACCATCAAGGAAACCAGCATGGCGAACTACCGCAGCCTGGTCGGCGGCTATTTCTCGTCGACGCCTTACGACAAATCGATCCCGGCATCGATCCGGACCAACAACCCGGGCGCCATCAACGGCGCGTCGTGGATTGCCGCGATGCCCGGCTTCGTCACCACGTCGAACCTCGACGGGAAGAACCACGCGAGCATCTTCGAAACGCCAGAGCAGGGCGTCGCGGTGTGGCTCGAGCTCATGCGGAAGTACCGCGCCAACAGCGCGACCACCGTCGAGCAGATCATCACCCGCTACGGCGGCGGCCAGGATTATTCCGGCTATGTCGCCGACATCGTGAAGCGCACCGGGCTGGCACGCACGCAGGAGATCAAGCTGCAGGGCGATGACGCGACCCTGATCAAGTTTGCGCGTTCGATGTTCCGCCACGAGGCTGGTCAGGAGTCGCCGCTCAGCGACGCGCAGATCCTGCACGGCTTCCGCCTGGCGCGCGGTGACGTGACGCCGGCGAGAGCTGCGCCGACCGAGCCGAAGCCCTCGCTGTGGTCGATCCTGCTGTCGTTGATTTCCGGCGCAAAGCCGGCCGCGCCTGCAGCACCGGCCGCGCCACCGAAGCCGCCGATCGCGGGCTCGGCCGAGCCCGCCTGGCTCCTCGAGGCGAAGAAGGACCTCGGCTTTCGCGAGGTCGGCAATAATCGCGGCATCGACAAGTTCATCGACGAGGCCGGTGTCGGCGCGCTGGGCGATCCGTGGTGCGCGATATTCGTGAACGCCAAGCTCGAGGAGTGCGGCGTGCCCGGCTCGCGCTCGGCGATGGCGCGCTCGTTCGAGACGCACAAGAACTTCGTCCGGCTGTCGGGCCCGGCGCTCGGCGCGATCGCAACCTTCTGGCGAGGGTCGAGGGCCTCCGGCTCCGGTCACGTGAACTTCTACGCCGGCACTGACGCACAAGGCCGGCACGTCGGCGTCGGCGGCAACCAGGGCGACGTCGTGAGCGCCGCGTACATGGATATGTCGCGGCACACCGGCTGGTGGTGGCCCAAGGATCAACCGCTTCCCGCGATCGGCGCCGTCCGTGTCACCGGCCTGGCCGCCGTCAAAGCCGGCAGCGAAGTGTGATGCTGCTGTTCATCCTCGGCGCCGCGGGCTTCACGCTTGCGGAATACGCGGTGCATCGCTGGCTGCTGCACGGCCTCAGCCTGTCGTACCTCGACCACCGGCATCACCACGCGATGCCCGACGACTACGCGATCGGCTGGTCAGTGCCGGCGATCGCCGTGTCGATCGCGACGCTCACCGCGGTGCTGTGGTCGATCACGTTCGGCGCCGGCGTGTTGCTGGCCTGGGGCTGGTACGCATACGTGCATTGGCGCGTGCATCACCGGCCATTCCCACGCGCGTCGCTGCTGTTCTTCCTGCAGCGACACCACGAGAACCACCACCGCCTGGCCCGCCGCAACTTCGGCGTCTCGACGACCTGGTGGGACGTCATCCTTCGAACCCGCACCTGAGAGGACCGCCATGCTCACCTGGCTCTACGTCGCCGTCGCGATCGCGATCGCCTACCTGATCGCGCGCGTCGTCGTGATCTACACCACCACCACCGGCACCGCCTGGCAGCGGCTGCTCGCCACCGCTCACGGTTCCGCCACCATGCTGCAGGCCTACGCTGTCATCATTGGCAGCGGAATCACGATCGTCTCTGAGAAGTTGCTCGGCTTCCTGCAGTTGCCCGAGGCGCAGGCCTTCATGCAACAGAAGCTGTCGCCCGAGGTCCTCGGGTGGGTGACGCTCGCGATCGCGGTGCTGACGATCGTCACGCGCTTGCGCACGCTGTTCCGGGGATCCTGATGTTCACCGGGATCCTCGGCGGCATCGCTGCGAAATTCGGCGGTGAGATCGTCAGCAGCATCTTCGGCACAGCCGAGCGCTCGCTGCAGGCGTATTTCAACAAGGAGATCTCGAAGGAGCAGCTGATGGTTCAGCTGCAAACTGCGCTCGCGCAGGCCTTCGTTGAGCTCGAGCGCGCGCAGGCCGACGCGCTGAAGTCGATGTTCGCGTCGTTCATGGGCGCGCTCGTGCAGAGCAAGGTCGTGCAGTACGTGTGGGCGACCGTCGTGCTCGTCGAGCTCACCGTGATGGTGCTCTATCAGACCAGCATGGTGCCCGCGGTGCGCAACATCGAGTGGACGCTGATCCTGATCGGCGGCCTGTGCGGCATCGGGCCGCTCGTCGTTCCGTCGAAGGTCGCCGACCTGAAGTCGATCCTCGCCGGCGCCGGCAAGAAGTCGTGAGGTAGCGTGTCGTGCAAGCCGATATCCTCGCCGCCCTGCTACGCCTCGAGGGCGAAGTCGGCGCGCTGCGCTCCGACGTGAAGAACCTCCAGGCGCACGACACGCGCATCACGAAGTGCGAAACCGCGATCTCGTCGGTGTCGAAGCGTCAGCACTTCCTGGCTGGCATCTATGCCGGCGGCGCTGCGATCATCGGGTACTGGATGAAGGCGTAGCTCTCCGCGTCGTCGTCCCGAGCTTGTTCACCCCGCCCCGGGCCCGAAAGGGTCCGGGGTTTTTTTGTTGGCTACGACAGCCCCGCCGCGGTCAGCCAGGCCTGCCAATCACTTTCGATCTTCGCTTGAGCCTCGGGCTTGCTCTCAGCGCGGCCGTGGAGGCGCCAGCCCGCCGGGCCTTTATCGATGTACCAGGTCCACTCCCACAGATCGCCGCGCGCGTCGGTCGACATCATTGCCTTGCGCAGATTGCAGACGGCGATCGAGCCACTGAGCGCGTCGAGTTGGGTGCCGCTGGTGCCGCGGTCGCGGTAGGTGAGGGGCATGCCGGATAGAATATGCACTCGGCGCGGACCCGCCAGAGCGTTTTACATTCGCCCGCTAACCGATTGATCTCGCTAGGGCGCTTCGGACGATGTTTTACAGCTAAGGGGTTGGTGCGGCCTGTCAAACATGCCGCCTTCCAAGCTGATGACGAGGGTTCGATTCCCTTCACCCGCTCCAATACTTAGCTCGATTTCGTGCCGATGTTTTACAGGCGGTTTTACAGCGCCTGTTCACTTTTTGGCTGCGTTGAGCTTCTCGATCAGCGCCAGCGTCGCCGCCTGGCGGCCGACATATCGACGGATGATTTTCTCAACCGTCTCCTCCTCCCACGCCATCACCTCAGCGATCACTCGGATCGGAATGCCGGCGATGTAGAACTTCGTCGCCGCTGTTCCCCGCAGGTCATGGAAGTTGAGGTCGCGCTCCTCCCATGCCGGCGCGGCCTTCACCCGCTGCACCGCGCTCGATAGGCCGCTGCTCGTCCACGGTGTCGCGCGTGCGCTCGTGAGCACCGTCGTCGCTCGCTTCGGGATGCGATCCAGCACCGCGCGCAAGTCGGCATAGAGCGGGATGATCGCTTCGCGCCGGCCCTTGCTCTTGCCGGTCGGTAGCACGATCGCGTGCTCGCCGATGTGCGACCAGGACAGCCGCACCAGGTCGCTAAGCCGCAAGCCGGCGTGCGCAGCGAGATCGACGGCGAGCGCGAGCTCGGCAGAGCAGGCGCGCTCGGCCTTGAACTCCGCAATGTCGGTGTCGGTCCAGATGATCTCCGAGCGGTCGACGTCGTACAGACGCTTGATGCCATCGCAGGGGTTGCTGGCGATCTTGCCGAGCGGGTCGACCGCGAACGACAACACTGTGGACAAGACCTGCATCGCGTAGTCGGCCGTGCGCGGCTTGTCTTCCCACTGCGAGCGCCAACCGCGAATCACTGGCCTGATCTTCTCCGGTCGATCGAACTGCCGGATCGATAGGTCGCCGAAGCGGTCGGCGATGCGATCGAGCCACTTGCCCCAATTGGTTTTCGTCGAGAGTGCGAGCTTCTCGTAGGCCTTGCTCGCCTTGTAGGCCGTGATGACGGCGCGGAATCGGCCCGTGTCTGGCGTGCGGCGGGCCTCGATCGCTTCGTTGTAGCTCTTGTGAAATTCCGGAGATCCCGGTTCGCCGTCTAGCCGCGGCCCGCCGCGCCAGGCGTAGCGGTAGGTGTGTCCCCGGGCGTGGACCGTATGGATGCCCTTCAAATCAACCTTGACCATTGTGGCGCGCCTCGTGTGCCGCCAATTCTGCGTCGAGGTCATCTTCAGGCGCAACCGGGGGGCCAGCGACAATCGAGATGCGTCCGTCCGGCATGATCTCGATCGAGCGGACCTCGACACCAGCCTTCTTCGCGGCGCGGACGGCGCGGGTCACGTCGGACTGGCGGAAGCGGGCGGTCACGGGAGCGCCGCCCAATACTTGCAGGCCGGTGCCTTGGCGAGGATGTCGCTGCCGCGACTCCGGGTCCAGCGAGCTCGGTTCAGCTCGCACTTACTGTAGCGGTGTCCCGCCATCCGATGCCGGCAGGTACCGCACGTTTCGCCCGCGGGGCCCGTCCCCGGGTGATAGTAGTAGCCGCGCGGCTCGATGTAGTGCTTGCCGCGCTGCGCAGCGGTCACCACGTCGCCGCCTATCGTCGTGAACGTAAGCTGCTTGCTCATGGAGGCGCCACCTCAGAACGGGCAGTCGTCGTCGACGTCCGCCGGCTTGCGCCACCGGCGCCAGAAACAGACCGCGTCGGTAAACGCCCGCCAGCGATCGCGCCACAGCTGGCGTCGCATGTAGCGGTCATACTCGCGCTGCCGACGCTCCTCGCGCTTCATCTGCTCGTCGGTGAGTGAGAACACCTCGCCGCAGATCCGGCACTGCACGCGGCCGGTGAGCATGTCGACCTCGTCCCAGTCGGCGTGGATGCCCATTTCGCAGTCGGCGTAGTCGGGCTCCTGCTCGGGCTCGGGCTCGTCGTACGGATAGTCGTAGTCGTTCGCGGGATCGTGCCAGCCGGCCATCACTTGCCCTCGTCGGTCGGCGGATTGAGCACGCGGTCGGCGGCGATCGCGAGCTCCTGCAGCAGCGGCACCTGAATGCCGAGCAGCACGTCGTCGATGATCTTGGTGAAAGCCTCGCCTTTCGATCCGGGCTGCGACCCGCGGAGATTGAGCCGGATGTGCGCGAGCGCGGCGACCAGGTCCGCAGGCCTGGCCGCGCCCGGGTTGACGTTCTGACCGGCCATCCATCGGAGAGTCCGATGCACGGCGCGCATGTTCTCGAGGTGCTGCGCGGCGTTCTTCGGCGGCCGCTTTTTGTAGACCGCCTCGCGCAGCGCGAGCTCGCGCTCGACTTCCTTGATCTGCTCGAGCAGGGGGATGGTTGGCTCAGGCACGTTCTTTCCTCTGCGTTTGTCGGACCTGATGTTCGAGCTTCGCCACCGCCATGATGGTTGGCTTCAGCTCCGGCGGAGCCTGGTCATAGTTGCGGCCATATTTCCCGTTTAGCCGCGGCAACAGCCCGATCGGGACGAGCTCCCAATTCGATAGATCGACGTTGAGCTTGTTGCCGTCGAGGCACTTGAGGCGGTGGCCCACGGGTATGGGCCCGTGCTCTCGTTCCCAATTCAGAAGGTGAACCGCGCGCCAGCGCGACTGCATCGGGAGGTCGTCGTTGATCTTGCGCACCAGATATCCGCCGGCGATGCGCTCGCTGCCGATGGGCTTGTAGATCTCCGCAGCTACTCCGGAGCGACTTCCCTTTTTGAACTGCGTGCGCGCTGAGCCCGGATTGTTGCCGAGCTTTTTGCCCTTGCTCCACGGCACGGAGCCCCGGTTGAATCGACCGTCTCTGCCGGTTTTCCACTTCTTGCGCTTGCGCAGCTTGTAGAGCTGATCGGCGGTCACGTCCGTTCGGTCGAATGCGGCGCAAAATTCCCGGTGATAGTCGCTGATCTTCTTCGTGCAGTTGTCGCGCAGCCACGCGATCTCGACCTTCGAAAACAGCCGGTGCCGGCCCAGGTAGCGGCCGGGTGCTCGCCCAACCTTCCAGCCTTTGCGTTTGCGCAGTCCGTGAAGATGGGCGGCCGCGACGTCGGTCCGAGCAAACTCGGCGACGAATGCCGCGTGATAGTCGCTGATCACCAACGATCGGTTGGCTTCCAGCCACAGCATTTCCGCAGCGGAATATGGAATGCGAGCGACCTTCACGACTTCTTGCCTTCGATCATGAGTGGTTGGGGCTTGGTGGTTTTGGCGAGCTTGAGGTGCTCGGACGGATCGAGCCCGTGATCCGACAGGATTTTCGCGGCCTGGATTTTGAGGCTGGCGTTGCAGATGATCTGGTCGGAGACCGCAACGATCGCGCGGGCGCGTGTTGCCTCGCTCTCGATTTGCTCTGGGGTGAGGTCCTCGTCGGATAGCCGTTCCAGTTGCGCGAAGAGGTGGTCGTTGAGATCGGCGAGGCTGTTTTTCATTGGCGGTTACGTCCTCACCGCCTCGCGATAGTGCTTCGGCGCAATGCCGTAGCTCGCGGCGACGACCTCATGCGGGGTGTCGCCACGCATTGCGCCGAGGTGGAAGCGCCGGCGCGATCCATCGGGCTCGAGCGACCCGTTGTTCACCTCGACAATGCGCACCGGCTCGCGTGCGATCGTCACCTCGAGCAGGCGGCGCGGCTGACCGTGCAGCTCGTCGGTCGCGATTACCTTGGCGCTGCGGGCGGCGAGATACTTCTCGAACCCGAAGATCTCGAGCGCCACGCGGCGCAGCTCGGCATTGTTCTCCGCCTCGATCGTGTTGGGCGTGATCTTGTCGCGCTCGTCGATCAGGCGCGCAGGAACGCGCAGACCGTGCCACGCGTGCACACCCCAGCCGTCGCGGAAGCGCACCGCCATGCCGGTCGCGCAGTGCAGCCGCCGCGCTTCATCGAAATGAATCTCGGCAGGCCGGTCCGAGACGAAGGCGATCGATTTGTACGGGTAGAGCCAGCCGCAGGTGAGGGCGTAGGCCTTATAGGCTTCGAAGTGTTGCTTGGTGCGCGCTGAGTAGCGCGCACCAATTCGCTCGCCGTATTCGTAGAACGCGAGCCAGAACGCGTCCATGCCGCCGATCATGTAGGAAGCCTGGAACAGATCCTGGTCCCAGAGCTGGCCCCCGAGCTGGCCCCCGAGCTGGCCCCTGAGCTGGCCCCAGAGCTGGTCCCCGAGCTGGCCCCAGAGCTGGTCCCTGAGCT